GACACGTTGCGGCTGGTGCGCTTGGCTGCGCCCTTGTCGGTGGCTGGCATAGTGCCAACATCGCCAACGGCTAGCGTCCCCATCGGGTAAAACATTGGTCGGCTCATTCGCAATTCCAAACTTGCGTTGATGTCTTGATGTCGGTGGGCCAGCCGGTGTCGGTGCTAAAGCTACGCTCCTCAAACAAGACCATGTTGGTCGGTCTAATCAACAGCCTATCGCCTGTAGTTTTCATAAACATAAATTCTTTCGATTGTTCTGGTGCTGCGCTGAACCCGTCACTGTGTGGGCAAGCCGTGAACAAACAGGTCGCGCGGTTTTCTGTGCCGTCATAGCGTGCCGTTAGGTCTGCTAAGTAATCATATTTGATAACGTCAAACTGCGTTCCGTAGCAGTCCCAGACTTGCGCCTGTTGTAGTGTCCAGACGGGGTCAGGGCTGCTGCTAAACGCTAACGCATGGGGCGGCAGGTTGCGGTAGACTGCGCCGCACTCTAACATCACATGGCAACCCCAAGCGCGGTTTGGCGTTGATCGTATGGCGAACCATACGGCTGGTTCGTAGCGCGGCTTGCCTTTGCGGACAAATGCGCTGTCAACGTGAACGTAAAGGTGATGTGGTAAGTTCTGGCTACTCATTCCCACCAATCCTTTTCCATTTCTTCGCGCTCTTGCGCTGTTATCTTTGGCGCTGTTACCAATAAGTAGCTTGTCAGGCCCAACAGTCCGACAATGATGATGAATAATGGTGTGTTGCTGGTCACTTGCCTTGTTCCTTTTCTTTGCGGCGTTCTGCGAACGTCTTACCGTCTAGGCCGCGCAGCGGCCATGCGCTTTCGGACGATACGCGATATTTGCGCCCCAATGGGGCGGCTTGCGGTGTCTTTATCATTTCATATTTCCACTGTTGTTACAGGCTTCGCCCGCTTGTCGTTTAGTCGTTCCAGCCAATAGGTTTGATCGTCACCAAATGATCGGGCGGCGTGATATTTGAACAGCGCAACGGCTAGGTCATCATATCCTTTGCGCTTGTGCGTCACGATCAGGGGCGAAGGCATCATGGCCTCTAGGCTGGTGCGTGTAGGTCGCTCTTTAGCCTTCGCCACGGCGTCTAGATCGCGCAGCGTTAGGTTGATGTTAAACTCGCGGTTGATGTGTTGCATCACGGCGGTTCTGTCGGTGATATAGCCGCACAGGTGCTGGACGCGCTTCCTAACAGCGTGTTCCATTAGCTTCTAATCCGCTTGACGTATTTGCCAGTCTTAGGATCGCGCATTACTGCGTTGCGCTTCCAGTATAGCAATTCTTTTGTGTCGCGCACCCATGCGTTGCGAAACCAGTTATACTGCCGGTGTGTGTCCCACAGGATAGCCAATGTTGCGGCTTGTGCTGCTAACAGCACTGCGATTGTCATATATTCAGGTGTCATTGGTTAATCCTCTAAAACAAGGGTGAGTAAAAAAAGGGCTGCGCCTGCTAGCAACGCTGTCACCCTTGGGCTTCTAGCTGTGCGTGCAGGGTGTTGGCTTGTTCCATCCACCTATCGAGCCGTAGGTTTAACTCTCTAATTTCTTGCTGCGCGTCTTCTAGTTCATCTTCCACGGTCAACAGTGCGCTAAGACGTTCTGCCAGCACGATTGCCGTTTCGCTATAACCTTCATTTGCGGTTTGGATTAGTTCGATGTCTGACAACATCCGTAGATATGAACGGTCATTGGTCATTGCTCAGTTTCCTTTTGCTTTTACGATTGCGGTTCGCGCTTCTATTGCGCTGCCCGATAGGTGGCTATCCGCCAATCCCAGCGCCAGCGCGTCAGCAAGCAATGCTTCCAGCGCAGCCAGCATATCAGGCGCAGCGGCGATTAGGCGGGCGTTGGCGAGAATGTCGGTGTCAGATAGCGCCTCATTCTCACAGTCAAGCATGGCGATGCGGTTACCGCCGCGCACGATGTCTAAATTCTGCATTGAGATGCAGCCGTCGATTGTCCAAGTCATGTTATGCTTCCCTTACTGTTTTAATGATTGCGTACAAACTAAAGCCCAAGGTTGCCCACAGGCACGAATTTATAAAGATATGGGCTATCATGCTGCACCTGCCAGCAAGCGGTCAGCGCCCACAATCGGTGCCATTGAGAACGACCCCCACGGCTTGACTTGCTCGACATCATCCCAAACTTTAATTTTAAGGCGGTCACCGCTGGCGGTTACGATTGTTTTGTCAGTGCGCTTTGCAACTGTGACGCAAACAATCGTGTCGTAATCCGCAACGCTGCGGGTGTAGTATGTTTTGCCTGTTTCAAACTTAGTCATCTCACTCACTCCTATTATTGGCACTAGCGCCAGCCTCGCGGCGGATTGCTCCGCCGTCCGGTGGTGTTAGCGATAGTAGCGCAAGCCATCATCTGGTGACTTGAAAAATCTTTTTCTTGTGCCGTCTGCGCGGAATAGCTCTGGCGTGTCCGCGATCACAAACGTGCGGTAGTGCGTTGCGCCATGTCCGAAACGCATTTCAGCCATTGTGGGCAAGCGGCGGTAAACGGTTTCGCCATCATCACATTTATATGGGTTATACATTCTATACACTCCTGTTGCGGGTTAAAAACTATGCGTGCTGCCGGTGATGTCGGCAACCTTGCCGCAATCGGTGATGTCAGGGACTGTGCCGCCAGAGATCCGCACTTGCCGCCAATCGTATGCGATGCGCTTGTGCATCTCTGCCATCGCCTCATCCAGCGTATCATGCGAAACAGTGTTGAAGCCGTCCTTTTGCGTGCCGTAACGTTCTGTCGGCCATGCGACATAAGAATAAACTGTGACGCCGTTTTTGCGTTTGCTATGTGCAATGCGAATAGTTGGTGTAGTCATTTCACTCACTCCTGCTCTGTGTTAATACCCTCTTATGTACCCTCTAACATAGCCTGTCAACAACAAAATGTGTTGCAATAAAGAAAAATTAACACAGTTTGAGGGTAGTTTACGATGACCTAACAAATGACCTACCTTTTGACTATTTTATGACCTACCTTTTTGACGAAAATAAACTTGTGGATAACTTTATGATCAAGTTCGGCAAAATAGTCAAAAGTTAGGCTATTCTGACACAGTAAATGACCTACCAGAAAACGGCGCAAAACAGCGCATCTTGGGGTTTGGTAGGCTAAATAGTCATAGTTTCTGTGAAATGTCTGAATAATAAAATATATAACCTATATGGTACGTAGTATGCTTTTTACGGGAGAGTAGGTGTTTTGAAAATAATGACCTACCTGTCCTACTAACACAGTTTGAGGGCCACCTCATTTGCGCGCGCAATCGACCGTCAATCACATAGCCTAAATGACCTACCAGTGGATAATGTTGCGTAGCTACGCAGCTAGCTAGCATATGTGTTTTTTCTAATCTTGACGTTGACGTAAAGGGAAAGGCCATTCCTAACTCCAGCAGGAACATAACAAGAACGCTAATCTCTACGCTGCACTGCACAAAACTACGCTGCTAGCTGCTGGCAGGTAAAAGCAAAATCCGACAAAATTCCGAGGGGAGGGGGTAGGGCCGACGGTCGGGCCGTTGACTGTGACAGGGATCGCAAACAATTTTTATTTTTTTTTTATTATTTGTAGATGCAAAAAAACCACCCGCATCAAAGCCTGTTGCGTATCTGCATCCTTTGGATTATTGTGCAGCTAATGACTTTCTACTCACTGCCATTTACACCAGAGCGGATGCAGGCCACCGAGTCGCGGCTGGAGTCTATCTACGAAGCTGCGCGCTACGGTCTAAAGGGTGATAGCCTAGCTATGGCCGCCGGCATGACACCCAAACAATTTCGTGTGTTGGCCGACGCTGACCCGCTGGTCGAGATGGCAGAGATCAAAGGTCGTGCCGACGGCGAGATGGTTGCGGCCAAGACTATGTACGAAGCGGCACGCGATGGTGACAGCAAGGCTGCGCTGGAGATACTCAAGCATCAGCACGGCTGGGTAGCCAAGCAGCAGATTGACGTAAACATCGACCAACAGATAAGCATCACAGGCGCGCTAGAAAAAGCCCAGACGCGCGTCATCGAAGGGCTGTACACTGAACTGCCCGCAATAGAGGAAGAGACTAATGGCCAGCAGACCCCCGTCACCCGCTTACTACACACCGCTCCCGAAAGATTTGACGCCGGAAGAGATGAACGTGATCCAGTACCACAGGGACAATCTGGACAATAACACGTTTATAACAGAGCCAGACGGCAGCCCGACAACATTCAGAGGCGCGGTTATGGGTGTAGATAACGGCGCTATGCTGTTCCCGCGGTACAGGGACGGCGTTATATTAGAGCCGAGTACGGCACAGCGTTTAGCCGCGCGGTCAGGAACTAAGTTTCCTGTGTACAAAGATGACGAAACGGCGCTTGCCCGTGAGCAGTTTCTGCATGAAGTTATGAAAGCTGACAGCGATGCGTATATGAAACAGAAACCTAAACGCTAATGCAAGCGCCCATATACTCAGCCCAAGACGAGATGGAGTTGATGGCGCGGTTGTGGTCACCGACGCTGAAGGATGACCCGCTAGCGTTTGTACTGTACACATTCCCGTGGGGCCAAGCTGGCACACCGCTGGAACACTTCCCCGGACCGCGTAAATGGCAGCGTCAGATACTCGCCGACTTGCGTGACCACATCAAACAGAACCAAGGTAAGCTAGACTTCGACACTGCGCGCATGGCGACGGCATCAGGCCGCGGTATCGGCAAGTCGGCCTTAGTCTCATGGCTGACAATATGGATGCTATCGTCACGGATAGGCTCTACTACAATCGTGTCGGCTAACTCTGAGGCGCAGTTGCGGTCGGTGACATGGGCGGAAATTACTAAATGGTTAGCCATGAGCCTAAACAGTCACTGGTTTGAGATAGCTGCTACACGCATCATGCCAGCCAAGTGGCTGACGGAACTGGTCGAGCGTGACCTCAAGAAAGGTACGCGCTACTGGTCAGTCGAAGGCCGGCTGTGGTCAGAAGAGAACCCTGACGCATACGCTGGTGTCCACAACTTCGACGGTGTGATGCTGATATTCGACGAAGCCAGCGGTATACCTGACAGTATATGGTCCGTATCGGATGGTTTCTTCACAGAGAATACGCCGCACCGCTTCCATCTGGCGTTCTCCAACCCGCGGCGCAATACTGGCTATTTCTACGAAACGTTCCACAGCAAGCGGGCGTTCTGGTCAACGCGGGTCATAGACGCCCGCGATGTCGAGGGTACAGACAAACACCTGTACCAGCGCATCATCGACGAATACGGGCCAGACAGCTACCAAGCCAGTGTCGAAGTGTACGGTAACTTTCCGTCAGAAGGTGACGATCAGTTCATCGGCAGCAACTTGGTTGACGATGCCATGAAGCGGCCAGCAGCCAAGGACACCAGCGCGCCCATCGTCATAGGTGTGGACCCTGCACGGTTCGGGGCTGACGCTACGGTCATCGCCATACGGCAGGGGCGTGACATCTTGGAACTACGCAGGCACCGCGGCGCGGACACTATGGAAGTGGCAGGCCATGTCATCGACGCTATAGAGCAGTTCCAGCCGGCGCTGGTCTGCATCGACGAAGGCGGACTAGGCGCAGGTGTCGTGGACCGGCTGAAGGAGCAGCGGTACAAGATACGCGGCGTGAACTTCGGCAACAAGGCTAAGAACCAGACGATGTGGGGCAACAAGCGCGCAGAGATGTGGGGCGCCATGCGGGATTGGCTCAGGACGGGCCACATCCCGACAGACAGGTTCCTGAAGACAGACCTCATCAGTCCGCGGACCAAGCCTGACAGCCGGGGGACACTGTTCCTTGAAAGCAAGAAAGATATGAAGTCACGCGGGCTAGCCTCGCCAGACGCAGCGGACGCCATAGCGGTCACGTTCGCATTTCCTGTAGCATCTACTGATCCGCGTCTGACACGCGTTGACAAGCATCGCACAAGAAGCTATTCTCCCGCAGGAATATCTACATCGTGGATGGGCAGTTAATGGCTGACAAGAAGAAATCAGTGTCGCTATCCGTTGGCAGAGGCGAGAAACTGCCTGTGTCAAAGGGTGCGGGGCTGACAGCCGCTGGCAGAGCCAAGTATAATGCTGCTACAGGTAGTAACTTAAAGGCGCCTGCGCCCAGCCCGAAGACAAAAGCTGACGCAGGACGCAAAGCGTCATTTTGCGCGCGTATGGGTGCAGTAGCTGCTAAGGCTAAAGACGGTGAGCGTGCCAAAGCTAGTTTGAAAAGGTGGAAATGCCCATGAAACCCGGATTGTATGCAAACATCAACGCCAAGAAAGCCCGCATAGCTGCTGGCTCTGGCGAGAAAATGCGTAAAGCAGGCGACAAAGGTGCGCCTTCAGCAAAAGATTTTAAAGACAGCGCCAAAACCGCTAAAAAACCAGCTAAGAAGGGTAAGTAAATGGCAGGCAAAAAGCCAACAATGCGTGAGAATATTTCATCACGTCCAACAGATAAATATGGTAACCGCGCAACAGATACCGACCTTGGTATAGGCGCTGGCGTTGCTGCTGCCCGCAAGGCCGCAGCCGAAAAGATCATGAAGCGTGAAGGCACGACAAGCCCTGCTGGCGGTCGCCCAGCACCGGCCCGCGAACGTAATAGTAACCGCGAAATAACAATATTGCGGGCGGCCCCACCAAGCAAACCAGCTAAAGCGCCAGCAGTTAAAATGCCTGCTAAACCGCAGATCATCCGTACAACGGTAAGCATGAAGTCAACTCCAATGGGTAAAAAGCGTTAATCATGCCCCTTACTAAGTCACCCAGCAAAGCTGCGTTTCGCAAGAACATCAAAGCGGAAGTAAATGCGGGTAAACCTGTGAAACAAGCCGTCGCAATCGCCTACAGCGTGAAGCGCGCCGCCAGCAAAGGCAAGAAATAATCTATGGCCGACCCCACAGGCATTGAAGCGGCAGGAAAAGTTGCCAACGTAGGATCGAACGCGCCTAAGACAACGCGCGACGATCACGATAAGATGGCTACCATGCGTAGCCGTCTTACGATGGCGCAGGCTGCGTATTCAGACAGCCGTGAGGACGAACTAGACGATTTACGTTTTATGGCCGGCAGCCCTGACAACCAGTGGCAATGGCCTGCTGACGTGTTGTCAACACGCGGAAGCGTGCAAGGACAGGCAATCAACGCACGTCCATGCCTGACAATCAACAAGCTGCCGCAGCACGTCCGTCAGGTAACGAACGAACAGCGTCAGAACCGGCCAAACGGTAAGGTCATCCCAGCGGATGACAACGCTGACGTACAGGTAGCAGAGATTTTCAACGGTGTGGTCCGCCACATCGAGTATATGTCAGACGCCGACGTTGCGTATGACACAGCCTGCGACAACCAAGTCACTTACGGCGAAGGTTACATCCGCTTGCTGACTGAGTATTGCAACGACGATACGTTTGACCAAGACATCAAGATTGGCCGCGTCCGTAACGCATTTAGCGTTTACATGGACCCAACAATCCAAGACCCATGCGGCTCAGATGCCGAATGGTGCTTTATCACCGAAGATATACTAAAGTCAGAATATGAGCGTTTGTTCCCTGACGCATCGCCAATCAGCACGCTGTATAGTCAAGGCGTTGGTGATCAGGGCATTTCGTCGTGGCTGCAAGAAGATACGATCCGCATCGCGGAGTATTTTTACAACGTTTACGAGCCTGAAACGCTGCATCTGTACCCAAATAACCAGACTGCAAAGGCTAACTCGCCAGAAGACAAGCAGCTTAAAGAAATGTACGGCAAACCGCTTCGCACACGCAAAGTGGACCGAAAAAAAGTCATGTGGATGAAGACCAATGGCTATGACATTCTTGACGAACGCGAGTGGTCAGGTAAATATATCCCTGTCGTGCGCGTAATCGGCAACGAATGGGAAGTTGACGGACAGATATACATCTCCGGGCTTGTGCGTAACGCTAAAGATGCCCAGCGTATGTACAACTACTGGACCAGCCAAGAGGCAGAAATGCTTGCATTGGCGCCTAAAGCGCCATTTATCGGTTACGGCGGCCAGTTTGAAGGCTACGAAAACCAGTGGAAGACTGCCAACACGACCAACTGGCCGTATTTGGAAGTCAACCCAGACGTTACAGACGGCGCTGGAGGCGTTCTCCCGCTGCCTATGCGCGCACAGCCACCTTTACCCCAAACAGGTCTGATACAGGCTAAAATGGGCGCTGGCGAGGACATCAAGGCCACAACCGGCCAGTATGATGCGTCGCTGGGCCAGCAAGGTAACGAACGGTCTGCAAAAGCTATCGTCGCACGCGAAAAGCAGGGCGATGTTGGCACGTATCACTACGTTGACAACCTTGCGCGGGCCATTCGCTACATTACGCGCCAAATTGTCGATATGATTCCTAAAATCTACGACACGCAGCGCATCGCACGCATCATTGGTGCTGATGGCGAAGTCAGCATGGTCAAGATGGACCCGTCGCAGGAAGAACCAGTACGTGAAGTGCGCGATGCTGAAACCGGCGGTCTAATTGAAAAGATTTACAACCCCGGCGTTGGTACATACGACGTTATGGTCACTACTGGCCCCGGCTACATGACCAAACGTCAAGAAGCACTTGATGCCATGAGCCAGATTCTGCAATCCAACCCACAACTTTGGGCTGTTGCAGGCGATTTGTTCATTAAGAACATGGATTGGCCCGGCGCGCAGGAAATGGCAGAGCGGTTCAAGAAAATCCTTGACCCTAAAGTACTTGCTACAGGCGATGAGTCACCTGAAATGGCCGCAGCGCAACAGCAGATGGAAGCTATGGCGCAAGAACTGAACCGCATGGTCGATATTATCGAAGGCGTACAGGCTGACGTTGCGAAGCGCGAAGTAGACATTAAGGAATACAAGGCACAGGTAGACGCCTACGATGCGGAAACAAAACGTATCAGCGCGATGCAAGCAGGGATGACAGAAGAGCAAATTCAGGATATTGTCATGGGGACGATTGCTGGCGCATTGGATACAGGTGATTTGATTAGCGGATCACCAGAAATGCGTGAGCAACCTGACATGACCGAAGAAATGCCTCCGCAGCAACCAATGCAAGATATGGGCGGTATGCCTGAGATGCCGCCTGAAGGAATGATGTAATGACCGTAAGCCTCAAACATACCTTTCAGTCTGCCAAAACTGACAGCGGCGACGCAACGCTTGTCCAGCCGTCCAACTGGAACCAAGAACACGT